GTTTCATTCCATGCATAGCAGCATTGTGCAGGATAGAGAGGGCGAGAGCGTGCTGACCCTTGACAGAGACGTCAAGGCAGTAAGCTGCTTGCGCCTTCATCTTAGCATCGGGAATGTAGGCAACAATGGCTTTGAAATCCTCGCTGTAGAGAAGATTCGCGGATAGAAAAGTTGCTTCGTGGCGGGGAATCCAGATTGGAAGTCTGCCGGACTTCTCGCCGTCAGTGACGGTAATGCCAAGTTCCCCGAGATAGCGTGCGATGAACGGTAGGTTGTAGGTCTCAAGGGTCTTTCTGAGAAGAGCAGCAACAACGTCATCTCCGCAGGTCTTGTGGGCGACGTCGTGAGAAAAGTCACGAACGAGAGCAGCGGGAAAAGCGTTCTTGTAAGCCAAAGCAAGAAAATAGGTATTGACGACACTGTTCAGTTGGACTGTACCAATAATTCCAGATGGATTACCGGTATGTCGGCGCCAAACAGCTCTGCCAGCAACTACAGCAGGCGAGATAGCCGCATAGATGTAAGCTCTACGGACGTGCGCGGTGATAGAATCCTCGCCGTCCTGGTAGAAAGCTTGAGCGCAGGCTAGGAAAGATTCAGCAGAATCGATGGTAACTTGAGCTTCGAAGGCACTATAATCCAAGGTGGTGAAGAAAGGAGAATGAGCCTCGAGTTTTTCCACCATACGGTGGAAGTCAACAGAGTTGACGTCCATACCGATGGCTGACGGAGTGTCAAACCATGAACGAGTGAGGTAGTCCAGAAAATTCCCAAAATACATTTTGCCAATGATAGTCCACTCGAGAGAAAAGATCTCGAAAGTACGAGTCTTCTTAAGGAGTAGTTTCTCTTTAGGCAAAGTCTCATCTTTCAGACAAGGGGTGATGACTGCTGGTGGAAACCGGCGGTCAAGAAGCTTATCATGAAGAGTTTGAAAAGTTTTAAGAAATTCAGAATCCCAATCGGCCATGGTGAAACTGCTGGTATCATCATTGCGTGGAGCTAGTTCACTGCGTTTCTTTCTGTGAGGATAACCAACAGATTTATCGCGGGGAAGACGGTCAACAGCTTCCTGAGGAGTTAGAACCGAGCGATCATCAGAAG